GACTTTGCATCTTACATCGAAAAACGTTACAAGGTTGCAAGCAAGGATATGATACAGGATCAAATAGAAGAATGAGTGATAGATATGTATTCGTAGAAAAGGCAGATTCTGATTTTACTTCAATTAAAGTCTTGACAGAAGACTATAATGGTATAATATACACATATGGAAAAGTTAAAGTATCTGAGCCTAATGGTGAGTGTGAAAATGCAAAACTCTCTTTTGATTATCGAGTCGAGGAAGTTCCTCCAGTCTTTGGTAAAACAAAGGAAGAGATTGAAAACGATCCAGACTTCTCACGATTTATTGGTGACGTTCTTGTTGAAATTTTGGAAGACAGCGTAGATAATGACAGATCTTCAGACGATAATACTTCAGACGATAGTAAAGAATGAGGACTTTTGCCGAAAGGTAATTCCTCACGTAAAATCGGAATACTTTGAGAATGAGAAGAAACCAGTCTATGAATTGATTCTAAGTTTCATCTCTAAGTTCAACAAAGTTCCTAATGTCACAGCCCTTGAGGTTGAGTTTCAAAGTTCTGCCGCACTGAATCGGTCGGATGCAAATGATATTCTTTCTTGCATCAAATCGATTGATCAGGGTGAACCAAGTGATACTGATTGGTTGTTGAACCGAACCGAAGAGTGGTGTAAACAACGAGCAGTTACTATTGCAATCGTCAAGTCTATTTCGATCATTGACGGAAAGGACAAGAAACACACCGAAGGTGCAATACCAGATATTCTATCCAAGGCTCTTGCGATCTCTTTTGATACGAACATTGGTCACGACTATCTTGAGAACGTCGATCAAAGATATGACTTCTATCATCTACAAGAAGACAAGAGTCCGTTTGACATTGAACTTCTGAACACGATCACAAAGGGTGGTGTATCGCGAAAGACTCTCAACATTGTTCTTGCGGGAACGGGTGTTGGTAAGAGTTTGGCGATGTGTCACTTCGCTGCCGACAATCTTCGACAGGGTAAGAATGTTCTCTACATCACATTGGAGATGGCTGAGGAAAAGATCGCGGAACGTATTGATGCGAATCTTCTGGACGTTCAGATTGATCAGATTGAGAATCTTCCAAGAGATACTTTCAAGACTAAGGTTTCGAAGATACGAGAGAAGACTCAGGGTAAGTTGATCATCAAGGAATATCCAACTGCGACTGCTCATGTCGGTCACTTTCGAGCTCTTCTGGATGAGTTGAGAATGAAGAAAGACTTTTCTCCGGATTCGATCTATATCGATTATCTCAACATTTGTGCAAGTTCTCGAATGAAGGGTCTGGGTGGATCAGTCAATACTTACTCATACATCAAGGCAATCGCCGAGGAGTTGAGAGGATTGGCGGTTGAATTCAATGTTCCGATCTGGTCTGCGACTCAGGTAACACGATCTGGATTTGGTAATACTGATGTCGAATTGACAGATACTTCCGAGTCATTTGGTCTTCCGGCAACTGCGGATCTGATGTTCGCTCTGATCTCTACGGAGAAACTTGAAGGTCTGAATCAACTGATGATCAAACAACTCAAGAATCGGTACAACGATCCGACTCAAAACAAGAGATTTGTGGTGGGAATTGATCGGTCAAAGATGAGGCTGTACGATGTCGAAGAGTCCGCTCAGACTCTCACATCCGAGGATTCCGGTACTTCTGACAAGAGTTCATCTCACGATTTCAGTTCTTTCAAGATCTAAAGTCCAGTTTTTAGGTGCAAAAACTGGACAAATATCCACTTTTACATCTTTTTTACACGATTGGGCCTTGACTTTCACAGGTTATAGTCCATAATGGGGTAAGATGATAGTTCAAATAGAAGGTTCTACCGAGACAAAAAGAAAACACGTCGAACAAGCCGCGTATTTCTTTGAGAGTGTTTTGTTCAAACGAAAGTTGCCAAGTCTTGTCGTGAACATTGAATTGATTCATCGACTCAAGTATAAGGAGGATACCGAAGGAGATTGTATCTGGGAAGATCGTCGAACAAAAGCAAGAGAGTTTACAATCCGTTTGGATTCAAGCAATCCCCTTGCGACTCTTATCGAGACCTTGGGTCATGAGATGGTTCACGTCAAACAGTATGCCCTTGGAGAGTTGAAAGACACTTCTCTTGAGAGCGTTATCTGGTTGGGTGAAGACTACAATTGCAACGACATTCACTACTATGATTGGCCTTGGGAGATCGAGGCGGCTGGTCGAGAAACTGGTCTCTATGTGAGATATATGGAGAAGTTTGAATACACTCACGAAAAGTGGGCAAAGGGTTTCATTTAAATTAGTTAATCTTATAAATAGATACATTATCTAATTCATGGGATCTATGTTAAAGTTTAAAGAATTTTTATCAGAGGCATACGACATTATACCAAAATCTCAAGTTGAGATTGATGATATTGTACACCTATCAGACGATCAAAAAGAGAAACTCAAATCTCTTTATGCATCTATCACTCAACAAACTGGGATGGTAGATCCTTTCGCGCTTTCTGGATCTAAAAAAGAAAGGGGAATAAAGGTTGCAAGAGCAGTTGCAATCGATCTCGATCTTCCTAAACTATCCAACGAATATGGATTTAAATTATCAGCCGGAAATGGTTCACGAGGAGGAAGAGGAAACAAGTCGAAGGGTTTTGCCTTTGAAAATCAAATTGTTTCGGACTTAGAAAAATATAAAGAAAGTGGTCTTGACGGAGATTTCAAGTTTCCCGACATGATTAAAGATATGCACGACTCCTTTTTAAAGGATGCAAGATTTATTGAAGTTAGTCTTGAGGGTGGTGCAAACACAAAGAGACCACTAGTCTTCGGTGATGTTAAAGCAGTAATAGGTGGAAGAGATCTCAAGATAGGATCCAAAGTCACTGATGTTACGGTCACCACAGATCAGGGCGAGCAGTATCTCTCTGCTAAGTTCGGAAACACTGTTACATTTTTCAATGCAGGAGTGGCCAGGATCTTTACACCAGATCAATTCGAAAGTGGTAAGATTACCAATTCGGATGGAAGAAAACTCCTCGATATGTTCGGTATTGACGAACAGAGATTCATTGAGACCTTCACAAAATACGATCCAAAAACATCAAAGAGATCCGGTAAAAAAGATATTGTCAATCCGAGGGCTAATAAAAAGGCTCTACAGAGATTGTTGATAACTGGTATTGGTTATGGTTATTGGATGGTTCATCGAAAGGGTAAGAAAGTAGAATTCTACGAGATGACTGCATCCCGAATGAAAAAAGCTTCTACTATCAAGAGCATTAGAATCCTATATCCCAAAACCGGCGAGGCCAAAAGAATCGACATTGAGGTTGTGACACCTCTTTACATCTTTAAATTCAACATAAGAAATAAACAGGGTGGTCTTTATCCTTCTCACATTATGTGCGACTACAAACCAAACCCGTCTTCGAAATGATAGGATTTCAAGAGTTTATAGTCGAGTCAAAGGCGGGCAAGAATGTCCATATGACTCACATCGAAGATCGTGTGGTCTACGGTGGTGTGACTGGTGCGAGAGATGCAATTGCTGCTCTTCGAGCGTTTCGCGATATGTTGGCGGGACAGGGTAAGAGTCGCTTCGATGTAACAGTCAAGTGGGATGGAGCTCCCGCAGTCTTTGCCGGAACCGATCCAAGCGATGGTAAGTTCTTCGTTGCAAAGAAAGGGAGTTTCAACAAGGATCCGAAGGTCTACAAGTCAGAAGCCGATGTTCGTGCTGATACTTCCGGAGATCTTGCGGATAAACTCGTAACAGCGTACAATGAATTGAAAGATCTTGGAATCAAAGATGTGATTCAAGGCGATATTATGTTTACAAAGAATGATCTTAACGTTGAGAATATCGACGGTGAGAAGTACATAACATTCCAACCAAACACAATCGTCTATGCAGTACCCGTCAAGTCCGATCTAGCAAAAACCATAAGGAAGGCAAACTTAGGTGTGGTCTTTCATACAACCTACACAGGAAAATCCTTTGAGGAAATGAAAGCATCATACGGAGTAGATATTGGTAAACTTAAGAAAAAAACTTCTATATGGTATCAGGACGCAGATTACAAAGATCAAAGCGGAACAGCAACACTCACGGACACCGAAACAAGAGAGGTAACGGAGGCACTATCAAAAGCAGGAAAGATATTCCAAAAGATAGCGGGCACTACGTTGCGTCAACTCCAATCAAACAGCGAGCTCGCTGGATACATCGAGACCTTCAACAATTCTTTGGTGCGGAGAGGCGAGAGGATACAGAACACGGGGAAACACGTCAACGATTTGATCCTTTGGTTTGGAAATAAATTTGGTAAGGAAATCGAGAAGAGAAAGACCGATAAGGGTAAGGCCGGAGTACAGGCAAAACTTGATGAGGTTATGAAGTTCTTCTCAAAGGATAACAAAAAGAACTTGGATCTGGTCTTTGCTCTACAGAACGCACT